GGGGAAGGTATTAATTATTTCTGGTGATAAAGATTTCATCCAGTTACAAAAGCACAGTTTCGTTACACAATACAGTCCTGTATTAAAAAAGTTCGTAAATGGTATTGACCCAAATGTTTATATTAAAGAACATATTCTAAAGGGTGACCGTAGTGACGGTGTGCCGAACTTCCTATCACCAGATAATTGTTTTGTCGATGAGATGCGTCAACGTCCTATCTCAAAGAAGAAACTATCAACATGGATTGACCTAGACCCAGAAGATTTCTGTAACGAAGATATGTTAAGAAACTATCAACGTAACAGGACACTAATAGATTTGGAATATGCACCCACAGAAATACATGAGGCGTGTGTGAATACCTATCTAAATAGTACAGTAAATGATAGAAGTGGTCTATTAAACTACTTCATTAAACATCGACTTAAAAACCATATGGAAAATATTGGAGACTTTTAAAATGGCAGTGAATACATATACACCTCTACTTCATGAGGTGCTGAAGAAAGTTCATAATGCAAAGACTAAAGAGAATAAGATTAAGATTCTTAGAGAACATAATAGTGATGCATTGCGAATGATTATTAAGGGTTCGTTTGACCCTAACATTGAATGGATTGTACCAGAAGGTGACGTTCCTTATCAAAAGAATGAAGCCCCAGATGGAACTGAACACACTATACTTCTTCAAGAGTCGAAGAAGTTGTGGAGATTCATCAAAGGTGCAGATAATCAAACACCCCAATGGAAGAAGGAAAATATGTTCGTTCAGATGTTGGAAGGTCTGTCTCAAGGTGAGGCAGAAGTGGTGGTTGCCGCAAAAGATAAAAAATTACATCAAGTCTATAAAGGACTTTCGGCGGCTGTTGTAAAAGAGGCATTTGGATGGAATGACGAATTCTATAATCCAAATAAGTAAAACTTCTTGACAATTCGGTACTATGATGGTACTATGATTAAAGACTTGGTAATGAAGTTGTAATGATGAGAACGGAACACGACTCCTCTCTCTCTCACTTGAAGTGTTCTGATTCGGCAGGTGATTCGCTAAAGTCTTAGGGGGGATGAAAATCCCCCCTTTTTTATTGTTCTAAACCCTTGATTTATAAGGGAAAAATTTACCCCTTGACAATGTTCTTAAAACAGAATATACTATACTAGTAATGATGAGAAAGAAGGTAGATATGAATTACGTTACTGTCAATGGAGGCAACAAAGTCCAGAGAAAAATCTGTGAAGATGTTGCTAACTTTATGATTGGTAAACTGATGCCTAGAATGAGAACTCTGGACATCGAAATTAATCTACAGAAACTTACAGGTGATGCAGTTGGTTGGTGTCAGATGAATGATACAAACCGTGAGTTCACCATTGACGTTTCTAAGAACCTAACAATCAAAGAACTGGTCACTACTATTTGTCATGAGATGATTCATGTCAAGCAATATGCAAGAAAAGAAATGACTGATGATTTGGTTGAGAACGGTTGTGCTGTTTGGAGAGGTCGTAAGGTCAATCCTAACACAAAGTATTACGACTTACCTTGGGAGAAGGAAGCGTATCGTCTACAAGACAAATTTGCAAACCTAGTATGGAATGAGGAGATTATATAATGACACAGGTAGCAGTTATTCACACGGCGTTTGAGGACACACCATCCACAGTCGCTTTCGTAAATGTACCAGAGTTTCCAACATTGATTGAAACTCTTGAGTATGCATATCGGTGGACACAGAACATCATGGACAGTTGGTCACTGAAGATGCCAGAGGATGGTAACGATGCAGTTACCGTTGTTGGTGATATCTCTGACGGTTATGGTCTACGGTCTACTTCATTGGTGACCAGATTTTGGTTGGTACTGAAAAGTATGTAGTCGCACCGTTTGGATTTGAAACACTTGATGGAGAACCAGTATAATGATGAAACAAAAAGAAAACACGGTCTTGACAATAGACCTTGATGGCCCAAACGGTAATGCATTTTACCTTTTGGGTGCTGCACAACAACTTGCAAAGC